ATATAGAGCTGAATACAATAAAGAATTGAAAAAATGGCGTATAAAAAATAAACAAAATACAGGTAATACAATAAAAGTTAGGTTCTAATATGGCAATTTTTGATAATTTATTTAAACAACGTAAAAAAGTTGTTAAAAAACTAAGAAACTATAAAGCTAACCAATCAGATGGTTTATTTGCTGATTGGATTAGTGGTTCGAGTAACGCTGATAGTAATATCCGTTTTAATTTAAGAAAAATAAGGGATAGGTGTAGAGAACAAGCTAGAAATAATGATTATGCTAAAAGATATTTACAACTTTTAGTAACAAATGTTGTTGGTCAAAATGGTATAAGAGTTCAGTGTAAAGCTAGAAATAGTGACGGCAGAATAGATTTAGTTGGTAACAAAATAGTTGAAGAAAACTGGATGAAATGGTGCAAGAAAGGTAATTGCACTATGGATGGTCGCATGAGTTTTCTAGATGCACAAAAACTATTTATTGAAACATTAGCACGGGATGGTGAAGTTTTAGTCAGACATATATCTAGTTCTAATCCTGATGAACCGTACAAAATACAATTTCTTGATGCAGATTATCTAGATGAGCAAGAAAATAAACTATTAAATAACAATCAAGAAATAATAATGGGTGTTAAGCTTAATGAATTTAAACGTCCAATATCATATTACTTGTTCAAAGAGCATCCACATAACAATTATTTTGGCAAATATGATAGACAACATATAGAAGTACCTGCTGATCAATTATTGCATGCATATATAAATGAAAGACCAGAACAAACAAGAGGTCTTCCTTTTATGACTACAGCCTTGAATAGATTAAAAATGATAGATGGTTATGAAGAAGCAGAACTAATTGCAGCACGTGTTGCAGCATCTAAAATGGGTTTCTTTACCTCACCTGCTGGTGATGGTTATGTTGGAGAAGATGATGATGATTATTCTCCTATTATGAATGCAGAAGCAGGAACTTTTGAGCAACTTCCAGATGGTATGAGCTTTCAATCTTTTGATCCACAACACCCTACATCAGGCTTTGATTCTTTCCATAAATCAGTATTAAGAGGTATAGCTTCTGGTCTAGGAATATCATATGTATCACTAGCAAATAACCTTGAAGGTGTTAATTATTCATCAATTAGACAAGGAACACTAGAAGAAAGAGATAATTTCAGAATTTTACAAAAATTCATGGTTGAACATTTCATAGAACCTGTTTATAGAAAGTGGTTACTAAGTCAAATGACATTTAATCCTATTTTTACACTTCCTAGTGATAAGTTTGATAAATTTGCAGATTCAACTATATTCGTGCCTAGATCATGGGGTTGGATTGACCCTGTTAAAGAGGTTAAAGCTAATGTTGATGGTTTAAATGCTGGTGTAGTAACTATGCAAGATGTTCAAGCCAATTATGGTAGGGATGTTGAAGAATTATTTGAACAACATCAAAGAGAAGAAGAACTAGCAAAACAATATGATGTTAAAACTGCATATCAACCATTCGGTGCTCAAAAAATGCCAATAGATGCTGAAATACAAAAGGAAAGTGAGCAAGAAGATGAATCCGAATAACGGCAAAGGATCAAAAAGACGCCCTGTCTTTGTTAAAAAAGATAAATTTGATGAAAACTGGGAAAAGATATTTGGGCCAGACATGAAAAAATTAGCTAAAAAATACAAATGGAAAAAAACTAAACATGGCAAGCTATAAACCGACACAAGGTATGAAAGAAGAGGCCCAAAAGGGTCTAGATTGGCGTAGAGAACATGGTAGGGGTGGAACACAGGTTGGTATTTCTAGAGCTAGAGATATAGTTAATGGTAGAAATCTATCAGAATCAACGGTCAAGAGAATGTATAGTTTCTTCTCAAGACACGAAGTTGATAAAAAAGCTGATGGTTTTTCACCAGGAGAAGATGGTTTTCCTTCTAATGGACGTATAGCTTGGGCACTTTGGGGTGGTGATGCTGGCTTCAGTTGGTCAAAAAAAATAGTTAATCAATTAAAAAATGATGATAGAATAGATGACATGAGCGAAAAAGTTGAAAGACACATTAAAGATGTTCGTGAGACTGAGGATTCATACATTGTTGAATTTGGTAAATCAATGCCAGAAGAAAATGATGATGAGAGACCATATGATCATGAAAATGAAGAAGAAAGAGCGGCTCCAGATGCTTTAGATGTTGGAGATTTTGTATCTTGGGCATCAGGAGAAGGTAGAGCACGAGGTAGAATAACGCAAATATCAAGAGATGGTGAAATTGATGTACCTGGTACTGATTTTGCTATTTCAGGATCAGAAGATGATCCTGCTGCATTGATTAGAGTTTATAGAGGTGGAGAAGAATCCGATGATTACGCAGGACATAAGTTTTCAACCTTATCAAAAATAGATCCAATAAGATCAGAAGAAAATGTACATGAAAGAGGTATAACTGAAGAAATAGTAGATTTCTACATGAAAGAACCCCTAAAAAGAAATTTTGAATTCGATAGAAATAAAATTGACGAAGAAAAAAGAACAGTACAAATTGGAGTTTCATCAGAACTTCCTGTAGAAAGAAACTTTGGATTCGAAGTATTAGGACATGAAAATGATGAAATTGACATGGAGTTTATGGCTTCAGGTAGAGCCCCTTTATTACTAGACCATGATGCAACAAAACAAATTGGTGTAGTGGAAGAGTTTGGAATCGACTCACAAAATAAAAGAACAATCGCAAAAGTAAGATTTTCAGAGAACAAAATGGCTGATGAAGTTTATAAAGATGTTTTATCAGGCATACGACAGAACATATCTGTTGGCTATCAAGTCAATAGTATGAAAAGAGAGGACGTTCAAAAAGATGATGTCCCCATCTATAGAGTTAATTCTTGGACACCTCTCGAAGTTTCTGCGGTCAGTGTTCCGGCAGACCAGTCACGTCTCGTTGGTTTCGCAAGATCAAAAGAAACACCTAAAATAGAAATTAAATCTAATGAGGATATAAAAATGGAAAATAAAGTTGAAGAAACTAAAACTCCAGAAGTTAATCCTAATGAAGTTAGAGAACAACTAGCTAAAGAAAACGGAGCTATTATTGATCTTGGTGTTAAGCACAACAAGAGAGATTTAGCTAATGAAGCTATAGCAAAAGGTGTTTCTCTTGCACAATTTAGAGGTCAACTTTTAGAGACACTCGCTAACGATAAGCCACTTGATTTACCATCAAGTGTTGATATGAATGAAAAAGAGCAAAGAAGTTATTCACTTCTTAAAGCTGTAAAAGAATCTGCTGCAGGTAATTTAACAGGTCTTGAAAAAGAAGTATCTGATCAAATTGCTTCACAAGTTGGAAAATCAGCAAGAGGATTCTATATGCCAACAAACATCGGTTTTGGCAAAAGGGATCAAGTAGTTGGTACTAACTCTTCTGGTGGATTCTTAAAAGGAACTGATCATCTTGGTTCAGAATTTGTAGACGCCCTATACGCAAGACTCGTTATTGGTCAAGCAGGCGCTCGCAGAATGGAAGGTTTGAAGGGCGATATCGCCATTCCAAAACTATCTGCTTCTGTAACAAATTCAGCTTTTGTTTCAGAAAATAGCGCTCCTTCAGAAGGTGCTGCAACATTTGCACAAGTTACCATGAGTCCTAAGACTCTTGCTGCTTATGTAGATGTTTCAAGAAAGCTGATGATGCAATCAGATCCTTCAGTTGAAGCAGTATTAAGAGATGATGTGATTAATACTTTTGCTAGAAAAATTGATGAAGTTGCAATTGAGGGCGGTTCTTCTAATGAGCCTTCAGGTATTATTGCTTCATCAACAGGTAATGTTCAAGCACTAGGAACAAACGGTGCAGCAGTTGCTTATAGCGATCTTGTTGACATGGTGAAACTTGTTGAAGAAGATAATGCTATCCTTAATGATGCATCAGTTAAATTCATCGGTAACCCTAAAGTAACATCAAAACTAAGAAGCACATCTAAGCAAGCTTCTGGTGTTGAAGGTAACTTTATTCTAGGTGAAGATAACAGAATCTTAGGTTATGATTACCTATCAAGCACATTAGTACCTAGCGACCTTTCAAAAGGTACAGGTTCTAATCTGTCGGCATTAATATTTGGTGACTTTAGTCAGCTAATGCTTGGATTCTACTCAGGTGTTGACGTAATCGTCGATCCTTACACAGGTTCAAGTGCTGGTACAACTAGATTAGCATTCTTCCAAGACTTAGACATAGCTCTAAGGCATGATGATGCTTTCTCAGTATGTAAAGATATCGTTACCACTTAATTAATATAAGTGTATGTTAAGGGCTACTTCGGTAGCCCTTTTTTTATGTATAATGTATTGATGAGCGATAATAAAGTCAAATTCGTTTTCAACCAAACATATTATTATGGTGGTGAAAAATATCAGTCAGGTGATATAATCGAGATTCCTGAAAAAGATGCCCAAGATTGGGATAAAGCATATTTTGGTAACATATATAAACCAAAAGGAAGTAAAAAGAAAAAGGATAAATCATGAAAGTAGTAGCAACTAGAAAAGTATTCTATAACAATCATTGGTATAAAGCAGGAGATGAATTCAATTGTTCAGAAGGTGATTATGTAGGTCTAAAAGCAGCAGGCGTTGAAGAATATAAAGAAAATAAAGTAGAAAAACAGAATAAATCAGTTAAAGAATATAAAATCAGATAATGGCATTAGAAACAGCACAAGACTTAGAAAATTTCTTTGATACTGAAACACATGGAAAAACAGCATCTGTTTCTATAGATGGTACAAGTTCTAGTATAAAAGTTATTTTAAATAATGAGTATTTCGCCATTGAGGGTGAATCGGTTGATGTTGATGGATCACAACCTGTAGTAACTTGTAGAAGTTCAGATGTATCAGGAATAGATACATCAGATACAATTACTATTGATTCTATTACATATAATATTGTCAATATTCAACCAGATAATACAGGAATAACTATATTAATTTTACAAGATCAATGATTTTATATACAGAAAATCAATTAGATGATGCATGGCAACACGATTGTAAAATGCGTTCATTGTCTAATAGAATGTGGATTACTAGAACTAAATATGAAAAATTATTTGTTTATTATCTACAATCTTTAATAGATGGAGATAAATTTATTAAATTGGATATTTATATACCTAAATATATATTAGATAATATGGATCAAGAAATAGATATATACACAGAGGAGCAGTTACATTGATAGACCAACTTATAAAACCAGTCAGCAAAATACTAGACAAATTTGTTGCTGATAAAGATTTAAAAGCTAAATTACAGCATGAACTTGATACAGAAATACATAGAGCAAACTTGGCACAAATCGATGTCAACAAAGCTGAAGCATCCCATAAATCATTATTTGTCGCTGGTTGGCGCCCATTTGTGGGTTGGGTCTGTGCTGGTGCTTTGGCATATCACTTCATTCTTCAACCGATCTTGGTATTTGCCATATCTGTTTATGGGATATCAATTACATTACCAGAATTTGATATGGGTAGCTTGATGACAATTCTCATGGGTATGCTTGGTCTAGGTGGTCTAAGAACACTAGAAAAAGTACAGAAAGTCTCAAGAGATAAGTAATGCCTAAGAAATCTAAATCACAATTCACCTCTGAACATAAACCTGCTTGTGGTGTTAATGGCAAGAAAACATCTTTAGGTCGTAGGAACTTTGGGTCATCAACCATGAACAAGAATAAGAAAAGAAGTTATAAAAAATATAAAGGCCAAGGCAAATAATATAAAATTATTTTATGGCACATTATAGGCAACAAATAAGAGAGCGTATAGCTACAACGCTTTCTAGTTTAGATTCTATTGGAGCTAATGTTTTTGAATCAAGAATATATACAATAGAAGAATCTAAATTACCTTGTATTTGTTTATACACAACATCAGAAACAAGTGAGCCTATTTCAATGTCTATACCAAGATCAATAGAAAAAAATTTAGATTTTACTATAGAAGCCTATGTTAAAGGACAAAATTCATCGTCAGATATAGAAACGATAATAAAAGAAGTCAAAGAAAAAATGTTTACAGATAGATTAATTAATAATTTAGCTAAAGATAGCTACTTAATTACACAAGAATTAAATTATAATGGTCAAGGTGATAAAAATATTGCTACATGTTTATTAACATATAGGGTTTGTTATCATCATACAGAAGGAACATTAGAATAATATGGCATTAGTAATATCAGATAGAGTTAAAGAAACAACAGTAACAACAGGCACAGGTACAGTCACATTGGCTGGTGCTGTGACAGGATTTAGAACATTTACTAGTGTGTTATCTACCAATGACACCACTTATTATGCCATTGTTAGCAGTAATGAGTTTGAAGTTGGTATTGGTACATTAACCTCATCATCAACTTTAACTAGAGATACAGTTTTATCATCGTCAAACAACAATTTAAAAGTAGACTTTGGTGCAGGTAGCAAGAATGTCTTTATTACCCAACCAGCCGACAAAGCAATATTCCAAGATGCTTCAGGCAATGTTTCTGGCTTAGATACCGATAATGTAACAGAAGGATCAACCAACCTATATTTCACCAATGAAAGAGTAGACGATAGAGTAGGCTCACTGCTTGTTGCTGGTGATAATGTCACATTGGCTTACGATGATAATGCTGGTACATTAACCATATCAGCCACAGAAGATAATCTATCAAACAATGATACAGATGATTTAGCAGAAGGTTCTACTAATCTTTATTACACCAGTGCCAGAGCCAATGCAGATTTTGATACCAGACTAGCCACTAAAGATACCGATGATTTATCGGAAGGCACAACAAATCTTTACTACACAGACGCTAGAGCAGATGCAAGGGTTAATTTACAAACAGGTGCTAATTTAGATTTATCCAGCAAATCAACTACAGACCTAAGTGAAGGAACTAACCTTTACTATACCGATACTAGATTTGATACTAGATTA